GGAGAGCATAAGAAGGGAAGTGGCAAATGTCAATAGGTAAGTGCAAGATTTTTATGTGAATTTTTTATGAACAACCCCCGCCGCCCATAATAGCCGCCAGCGCGGCGTCAAAAAGGCTCTGACTGTTACGCCAGCCCAGCAGTTTGCGTGGGTAGTTGTTCAGCCATCTGGTGGCGCGTTCCAGCATTTCCTCGGTTACGTTGTCAAAGTTCGTGCCTTTCGGAAAGTGACGGCGCAGCATCTGGTTTTGCTTTTCGTTGCTGCCACGTTCCTGCGGATTGGACGGGTGGCAGTAGTAGCATTTTGTCCGCTTGCCGCCGAAAAGGGATCGCTCCATGCCCTCGCAGTCTGCAAACTCGCTGCCGTTGTCCATCGTGATAGACTTGAAAACGTCTTTGAAATACTCCCCAAACCTGCGTTCCAGCCTGTCCAGGGCGGCAACGACGCTGTCCGTTGTCTTGTCTGGTATTTTAACCGTGATTTCCTGGCGGGTCTGCCGTTCGGTCAGCACAAGTGCGTTACTTTTGCTGCCTCTGCACCCGTCCACTAAATCCTGCTCCCAGTGCCCAAACTCGCCGCGATCATTGATGTGGTCGGGGCGCTTTTCGATGCTTTCGCCGCAGGAGGGACGTGCGGCACGGACTTTCCTTGTTTTCCTATGCTTGCGCCGCTTGCCACGGAACGGCAGATCGCAGTTGGTAATGCGCAGAAATACGCCCTGATCAATGTACTTGTACAGAGTGGCGCGGCAGATGGTCACACTGAATTGCAGATCGGGGTCGTTTTCGATTTCAGCCAGCACAGCGCAGGGACTGTACTTTTCATCCGCAATTTTCGTTTCAATGTAAGCCGCCAGGGCGTGATCGCTGCCGATTTTCAGCGGTGCGCCTTTGGCGGTCTTGTTATATTCATACCGCTGCTGGGCACCGTCTGGGTTATAGCGTATTTCAGTGGTCAGGTCGCTGTTGAGGTGTTCGTAGGTGGAACGGCGCAGTTCGCGGCTGATCGTGCTTTCACTGACGTGCAGGGCGCGGGCAATTTCTACCTGCTTTCTGCCCTCGTTTTTCATTTTAGCGATCTTTAGCCTGTCATGCCATGTTAAATGCTTATAACCTTTACCCATATCTGCACCCTCCCAGCGATAGAGATAACAAAAGCGGGGACTTATTTCTGCCCCCGCCCGCTTTTACGCCAATTTCTGTACTTGCCCGTTTTTACCCTGCCGTCCGGGTAGGGTTCGTTTTCGTCTATGATCCAGTTGCGGGCAATTTTTTGTGCGGTTTGAAAACCGCCCCGCGCGGCCATCTGCCTGACTGTTACGGGGCTTTTGCCGTGCATAGCTGCATATTCTGCCAGTGAGATCATACGGTTCGCCTCCTTATCGTGTTATAATTATACACCTTTATAGATGTATTGTCAATAGAGAAAACAGCCACGAGGCAGTTATTTTTTTTGCCCCGTGGCTGTGTGTCCGTTATTCGGTCAGTTTTTCAGGCAGTTCATAGACAGCCGCCTCGATCAGATTTTCGATGGCATCCATATCCACGGTATACCCACGGTCATTGAGGAATTTCAAAACGTATGCTTTCTTTTCCGCACCGCGGCCGGGCCCGTTATAAATCTGCTCCGCAGCCGTGACTGCGATCTGCACCCACTCGGAAACCTCTGCCAGCTTTTCCGCGCTTACCTTGCGTTTCAGCCACGGAATGACAAAGGCAGAAACAGCCGCAATGCACAAAGTCAGTACAGCCTCCACAATTACGGTTAAATCGATCATTATCCAACGCCTCCTATATCATCATAATTTGTTGTTTCAGCAGGCAGGTTTGCCGTGCTGTCTGTGTTCCCGCTGTCCGGGATGTCCAGCTGTTCTTTTTTCTTAATCCGCGCTACAACCACCTCCAAAATGCGCTTTAAGAGCATCCCGCCGCATTCCAGCCCTACCACGGTAAAGTAATACTGGATGAGAACGGTTTGCTCCATCCGCGTAATCAGGAACGAGATATACTGCGCGGCAAGAAACACGCCGGTGGTGATCGCAATCACGGTTAAGGCACGGGTAGCAAAACGCTCGTCCCACTTATGCCTTTTTTGCCGCTTTCCCTTTTTCATGCCGCGCGCCCCTCCTTACAGCTTTTTGCAGTAGTCCAGGCTGATCCAGCCGGCGCCGGATTTCAGCTTGCCCCAGCCTGCGGTACTGCCGGCGCCGGTGCTTTCTTCCACAATGGTGTACACGCCCTTGTCCTTAATGCTGCCGTTCTGCCCGTAGTTCGTGCCGGGGCCTTTTCGGATGTTCAGCACAGACGTAGTTACCTGCACCAGATACGGCAGATCGGTAGCTTTAGCAGGATATACCTCCTCGCCCTTGCTGTTGAATACGGAATAGCCGGGGTTTTTATCCGCGCACCGTTTTGCATTCTCCAGTGAAGAAAACGCGCCTTTCTGCGTCTTGCTGTCAGCCCATGTTTTGCGGACGCGGTACAGCGCATCGGTAGTGGTAGACGGCTTTGTTGTGGAAGTCGTCCCGCCCATTGCCTTTTTTACGTCCGCACGGAACGTGTCCATGTTTTTGCCGTGTTTCGGGAACCAGTGCATAACGTCCGCATGGTTGCTGGCAATGCCGAGGGTACAGCCCTCGCTGTGGCAGATCAGGGTAGGTTTTTCCGGCTTGATGCCGTAGGTCTTGCACAGCATGGCACACAGCTCAACCGCCTCTTTGTAGACGGCGTTAAAATATGCGGCGTCGGTCAGCCCGTCCTCGCAGATTTCAAAGCCGATATACCCCATGCTGTTTGCGCTGCCCTTTTTGCCCTTGCCGCTGTGCCAACCCACCATATCCCACGGGAGGGTCTGGTAGGTAGCGATGCTGCCGTCTTTCAGTTTGCCGATAAAGCCGTGGACGCAGACCTGCCGGCCGCCTGGGCGGTAAGTATTCCAGTGGTTGCCGTACTGGTTTGCGCCCAGTAGCCCATCGTCCGGCCCTACGTATCGGCGCAGGGTGGGGTTGTTCGCGCCGGTGGAATGCACCATGATCCCCTTTGGGGTCATTTTGGTGCCCCTGATATAGCATTCATTTTTTGTTAAAAGCAGTTTGTGTAAATTCACGATGTACCTCCTTTTCCTGAAAAACAAGGCGGGGCTTAATGCCCCACCTTTGTAATTTCATCTGCCGCAGTATTGTTGATAAACTCCCAGTACGCTTTTTGCGCCTTGTCCGCGCTTTCGCGGGCGTCTTTCATTTCGCCGTTAAACTTTTGCTGTTCCACGGCCATTGCGGTTGCAATCCCCAGCTTGACGGACGCGCTCATAAGCTGCATGGACAGGCGGCTTTCCTTTGCCCGCATCTGTGCATGGGCTTTCTGGTCGTCGTCTGCGGCTTTCCTGCGGCGGCTGTCGCGGGCAAACAATCCCGTGAGGATTGCTACGCAGATAGCGGACGCTGCGCTGATCAGCGCGTTGATGTCAATTCCCATTACTCCGCCTCCGTCCAGCCGTACACCCTCGGCTCCCAGATATTTGCGGCAGTGTCGCTTATCCAGTGCTTGCCGTTGTGGGTGACTTTATCGCCCAGCCCGTAGGCGTCGTGCGCTCCGAGGGGCTGTGACCAGTCGGGCCATTCCACGGTGGGATCGCCGGTGATTGCCCACAGGGACGCGGCGGCGTCCGGCGTCCAGTCCGCTTGCGAAGTGTGCGCCGTGACGCACTTATACAGCTTGCCTTTGTATCTGCGCAGCTGTCCCACGGTGTAATTGACCGGGTACGCCCATTCGCTGAACAGGGTAACGTGTTTTGTGGCGGTCGCGGCGTCGATCTGCTCTGCCTCTGCCAGCACCACAAAGGCAATTTCAAACGCGGCGGTAAGGTCTGCCTCGCGCTGCCGCTTTTCGGCGTGTTCTTTCACGCTGTCAATTCTGTGTGATACGCTCATTATTGAAAACCTCCCTCAATCGCATAAATATAACCGCCTGTATTGCTGGGGCCGCGCGTCACTTCAATGCGGAAATTGACGCCCCAGTTTTCGGCGGTTTTGGTCTTGTTGGAAAAAACAAAATTGTACCCGGACTGGATCGCGGGCTTGATATTTTCCCAGGTCGGGCTGGCGTCGTAGGCGTTGTTGCAGACTTCTGCCGTCCATACGGCATCGTCCGGGATGTCCCCGGTAATGGACAGGCGGATCGCCGTGGGCATATCGTCAGCTGCCAGCGGTGTGGACAGCGTAATGGATGCAGAATGCACCGCTTTGGAAAAGGTCACGTTGACAGGCGCCGCAGCCGCTTTGCCATCGGTTGCCTCAATGGTGATCGTGTGGTCGCCGTTGAGGATTGTCTGGAAGTTGGCCGGCAGCACCGCCTGGAATTGCTGTGTTTCGCCCAGTGCAGGTGCAAAGGTGCGCTGTACCACATTGTCCAGCTTTTCCGTAACGGTCACGGCATCGCCGTCTGCGTCCGAAACGGAATAGTTCAGCGTAAAGCCCTCGGTCTTGTCCCCCAGCGCACTGCCGCCGCTGTAATTGATAACTGGGGCGGTGTTTACGGTTACGCTGCCATCGTCCGAAACGGAGAGGGAAGAGGGGAGGGTGAAAGCGGGGCGGGCGCCGTAGGCATCGGTGCAGTAGCCGTTGCCCACACCGCCACCAGTGCCCAGGCAGTAGGCGCTGTTGGTGCCGCCCGTGCTCGGGGAGCGCGTCCACTGCACCACTGCGCTGCCGGAGCTGTTGTACGCGATCTGCAATGTGCTGGCAATGGGCAGTGCGCTGCCCTCCACGTTCGCGTAGCTTGCCGTCCTGCCCAGCTCTGTGACGGACAGGGCAAACACCTTGCGGGACAGGGTGGTTACAGAATTATTGCCGTTGCCGGGGGTATAGGGGATTGCAACCGCCGCGATCTGTGCCTTGATGTCCGCATCCAGCAGGTTGTAGTAGGTGTTGTTAAACCAGCTGTCCAGCGCGCAGGATGCGTAGGCGTTTACGTTGGACGTGTGCCACTGCCGCGTGTCGTAGATATACCGGCGCACCAGCAGGGTGCGCCCGTTCCCCGATGTGGGGTAGCCGTGTTTGGCAACGTAAAACTCCTGTGCAACGCCGTTTTCTTTCAGCTTGACAATGGAGCCTAACGCTTTTTCGCTTAATAATGTTGCCATAGTCAGATGTCCTCCTTTAAGATTTCTTTTACTTGCTGCCGGATTTCCTGCCGCAGCCGCCAGGTGTTGCCGTGTGCGGCGTGGGCGTCCCACGCCTGCCAGCTTGCAAGGATCGCATCGCGGTCAACCTTGCCCTTTGGGTATGCCTTTGCCCAGTAGCGCAGCATTGCCCGCATTTTCTTTACGCTGTTGTGCCGCAGCTTGCGGATCACTTTGCCGCTGTCAGTCAAATAAGAATGAAAACCGAGAAAGTCGATCCCGTTGCGCAGCGGGAAAATACGGGTCTTCTCGTTCAGTTCCAGATTGACCGACGCCATAAAGGCGTGGATTTCCCGCAGGCAAAACTGTAAGTATTCCTTATCTGGGTGGATAAGGAAAAAGTCATCCATATACCGCCCATAATAGCGGATACGGAGGACTTCTTTCACGTAATGGTCAAACCGGTCAAGGAACAGCAGGGCAAACAGCTGTGAGGTTTGGTAGCCCAGCGGCAGGCCGTCCGTGCTGTCAATGTAGTTGCACAGCATGGCGTAGATTTCCGGCTCAAAGTCAAGTGCCAGCAGTTTGGTTTTCAGGATGTCGTGGTCGATGCTGGCAAAGAATTTGCGCACATCGCACTTTAACACCCAGCCCTCTGCCGTGTGGTGTTTGTTCCAGTAGTCGGTCATAAAGCCGCTTAAACGGTCAAGTCCGAAGTGCAGCCCTTTGCCGATCTGCGATGCGTAGTTGTCCAAAATAAAGCTCCGTGTCAGCCGTTCGTACACCACGTTGTCCACAAGGGCGTGTTGCACAACCTTGTCGGTAAACGCCGGCGCCTGTAAAAGCCGTTCTTTCGGCTCGTAGACCGTAAACAGGTGGAACGGCCCAGGGCGGTAAAGCTGGGTGCGCAGGATATACACAAGGTTTGAAACGTTTTCCAGCGCGTGAGCCTCATATTTTGCGGTCGCCGCCTTGCTGCGCTTTCCGCGCCGCGCGGCTAAATACGCATCGTAAACTACGGGAAACGTGCATATTTCATCGAATGTTTTTAGCAAATTGTAACCTCCACCTCCTTTGTAAGCAGGTCACGGGAAAGATACCGTTGCGGGCGGCTGTAACGGAGGTGGCGTCCGTTTGGCAGCTCTCCGGCCGGTCTTGCCGGCCGCAGGGCATCGGTATCATGTGTTCGCCCTTTCGGGGCGGGATATAGTCCCCTTTGACGGTGGTGGTACGGCTTTCGGCTTTCGCTTACTCGGTCTGACCTGTTCCACCAGAGCGGGGCGGGCGCCGTTGGTATTGGTGCAGTTGTTGTTGTTCACATTGCCATTAGTGTTCAGGTAGTAGGCGTTGTTGGTGTTGTTCGTGTTCGGGGAGCGGTAGCAATTAACGGACTATACCCCAGTAAAAACGGGCGTTAGCCCGTATTACCCATAATTTTGCGCAGGATTTCAGCCATCTGCGCCGTTTCAGCCGCCTGTTTTTCTGCCCGCAGCGTAGCGGCGCGGTTGCCGTCATTCTTGCGCCACAGAAAAACAGGACGTTTGACGGATAAAACCATCTCCGTCCAGTAATGCGCCTGATCGCCTGTGATATATCCCCGTTTCAGGGACAGGTCGATCAGGTGCAGCATAAGGCCGCATTTTTGCAGCACCTCGTCCAGCGCGATCAGCCGTTCCTCAAACTGGGTTTCAAAGTAGTAATCGTTTGCAGCCTGTATGCGCTCCAGAATGGACAAAGCCGCGTCCCGTAAAGCCTTGCAGTAACCAAATGACTGGCTTTTGGGAAAACGCGGCTTTGTGCTGCCCGCCGCCTCTTTGGCAGTCGTGCGCTCCATTGTATAGTCCAGCAAGTCTTTTGCCTTTGGGATCGCCTGAAAACTTGCCATTAAAACTCAATCCTCCCCTGCGTCTTGTTCCATACGCCTGTGACCGTTACGCCGGACAGGGACAGGAACGTAACGTTAAAGGGGTTCGTGGAAATGCCGCCGCCTACAATGACCTCCAGCGCGGACACGCGGCTGTCCAGTCCGGCAACGCCGGCCCGCACGTCGCCGTGCGCGTCTGCGCCGGTGTCATGGGCATAGATAGCATCGCTTACCAGATCGTCCGTTTCGTCCTTTGTGTAAAAGTTCGCAATGGCAGACTGGATCGTTAGGTCAATTTCTGCCCGCAGGTCGGAATGGGCCGTAGGGCTTGTGTCGTGCATGGCAATGGCAGACGCCATTTCCTCGCGGGAAACGCTTTCCAGTTCAGGGTGGATTTCAAACTGCAAAACGCCCGCGTCCGTAACCACAATGTGCATAACGATAGTGAGCTTGCCGGTAGTACCCACGCTGTAAACCGCCTTTTGGGTGTCCGGCAGGTTGCACACTGCCAGCATCCCGCCGTCAATGTCCAAAAGACACGCCTCGCGTACCGTCCAGCCGCCTACATCGGGCGGGATAATAAACTTGACGTTCAGCATATTGGGGGAGTTCTGGTCGATTTCACAGGCGGCAATCTGCCCGCGCCACACCTCGCGCCGCAGCTCCGTCTGGGCGGGGGTGGGCATATAGTACGCGCCGCCGCCATCGCCAACGGCGGCGTTTACGATCATGTAGGGATCGCCGCTTTGGATTGCCTGCGCAATCTTTGCCGATCCCACGTCCGTTACAACGGTGCAGTAAAGTTGTTCAGCCATTTTTGCATATCCTCCTTTAAGCAACCGGGTATGCGTCCGCTGTGTACACATACTCCGTATAGCCGGTTATCTGTACGCCGCCGCTGCTGTCCAGTTCAGCCTGCGCCGGCCATACTTCCATATCCAGTGCGCACTCGGTAAACGCGGCAACATTCGCCGCACCGTTGGTATTCCGCATACTGTTAAGCTCCAGCACCATGTTTGCGGGGCGCACAGCCGCCAGCATGGTGTAAATATCGCCCGCCAGCTTTTCAGCCTCCGGGATCAGGTCGTAGCCCAGATCGATAACGATTGAGTACGCCGTGATCGCAAGGTCGTAGTTGCCGGCGCCGCAAAGGTCGTTGAGCCAGTTTGCAAGCCAGCGTTTGGTGTAGGGCAGTTTCAGCTGCAACATGGAAAGAATACGGGCGCGGCGCATTTCCAGCCCGTCCGTGTCCTTTGGATAAATGCCCAGTATCGCCTCCCAGCGGCTTATGCCGTATTCGGTCGCCGTGACGACGTACTGATCCGCAAGCACTTTGTCCTGCGCCGCCCATAATGCAGCAAGTTCGGGTTGTTCAGCCTCCATAAGCTGCCGGTATTCCACCACATCCCGCAGCACGTAGGGCAGGTAATCAATGATCTGTCTATCCACTGATCTCACCCCTTACCGGGATATGCACCTCGTCCAGCGTGATGTTTTCCGTCTGCCCGTTCAGCAGCGTGTCCTGCACATCCACAATGCCGGGGCAGGTCAGTATGCGGGTTTCGATCTGGGCAACGCGGACAACCAGCTCCGTGCTGTTCTGCCAGTCCTCGGCAAGCTCTTGAAAATAGGCGTCAACGGCGTTTTCTACATAGGACTTTACGCCGTCCCAGTCCCAGCCGCTTTGATATTCCAGCGTGAGGGCAATATTTATGGTCTGGCTTTCCACGCCCGCCACGCTGACAACGTGACCGATGGGCGCAATCCCCAGCCCGTCCCCCCGCATACCGGGAGGGTCGATTGCCTCCTGTACGTCTGCAATCAGCACCTCGTCCGGGACGGCGTGGGCGCTGTCCATAATGACCAGCCGCACCGTGCCGCCCACGGTCAGCATGACGTTTAGGGCGGCGGTATACACCGCTGTAAGCCATGCGGCAACCTCTGGGGAAAGCCCGCCGATCACGCCGTTATACCATTCTGTGACCGCAGCGGAGGGGATCATGCTGGAGGGTTCAATGCCGCCGTTCCACACGGCAAATACTTTGACCGCGCCCACCCCCGGCAGGGCAAGCACCTTTTCCTTGTAGTCTGCCTGATTGCCGCCGAACGCCTGCGAGGTCAGGCTGTCGATGTACCGCTGCCGGAATGCCTCGGTTTCTTCTTCCTCCGCGCCGGGGATCAGCAGTTCCACCAGTTCCGCATAGGTCAGCCCGTCCACATATTCGATGGGGATCAGGGTGCCAAACTTTGTATTGCCCGCCGTCCCTACGGTTTCGCACTGGACGCGGAACGCAACCGTTGTGGGCGTGTCCGCGTCCGTCATGCGCTCTGTTACCACATAGTTGAGGGTATCCAGGGAAAACCGGGTGCCGATTGGCACGGACTGGTTAAAATCAGCCCGCAGCACCGCATAGGTGGCGGGTTTCGGTGACAAGCCGCGCTCTGCCGCCCGCAGGATCAGGTAATCGCGCGGGGCGGTGTCCGCAAAGGTGGCTTGTAGGATAAAGTCCAGTGCTGTGTACAAAATAGCCATTTCTACGCTTGCCGGCCCGGTGGCGTTCCAGATCATCGATCCCTCGCGCTTGTCCAGGTTGTCCGGCACACGTGCCAGAATGCGGCTCATAATTTCCTCGTAGGTTTCGTTTTCATACGGGTATGTTGGCATCAGATATTCACCTCCATTTCTGCGTCAACCTCGCCAAAGACGGTATACGCCGTAAAAGTAGCGTGGACTTTCTGGCGGTTTACGGAAAACTGCCAGTTATCCACGCTTTCTATGCGGTCGTCCATAAGCAGCGCCTCAGTAATGCGCCGCTTGATTTCGGGCAGGGCGTAGGTGGTGGGTGTGCCGAACAGGTCGGCAAGCTCAACCCCGTAATTCCACGAATAAATGGGGTAGGTGTAGCGTTCAGTGAACAGGATCAAATAAATGGCCTGTTTCATTGCCTCCTGCTGGTCGGTGTACCCGCTGATGCGCCCCTGTTCCATATCCAGCTTAAACGTGTAGCTGGGGTATTCCTGTTCTGTAAAAGCGATCAGGTCAATGTCGCTGTTTGTCTGTGGTATCATTACGGCGCCTCCACTCTGTCAAGCACGAGGTACTGCTGCCCGCCCTGAATGCGCAGCAAAATTACCCATTCGCCCGCTTTCAGCCCCAGGTGTACTCGGAACGTCTTGCGCCCTTTGTAAGCGTGGTTGTGGGCGGCAAACGCCGCATCGCCTGCGCCGCCGCTCGTGTTTTCCGTCAGGTGATCCACGGTCATGTCCACGGAATAGTCCCGCACGGCGTTGGTCAAAAGCAGCTGCGTGGGGCCGAGGATCAGCTTTTGGTCAACCTGAATGGTCAGCGGGGAGGTCTTTGTGACCTGCCCGCGCGTCAGGGCAAAGGGCTTGCCTGCGTTCACCGCGTCAGTTGCCGCGCGCTTGATCGCGTTAATCATTTCAGTTTCTTTAGACAATAAACGTACCTCCCCTCAATTTTAATTCCATAAGGTGCTGTTGTTCGTTGAACGTGTGCCGGACGCTTTCCACAACCATGTAGTTTTGCACCACAATGTCCCCCAGGTTCAGCATAACCACAATGGAGCTGCCTGCCCGCACCCGGACGTCTCCCAGCACGTTGGATGCGGTCAACGTTCGGGTTTTGGTGTTATATAATGCTAAAAGCCCGTCAGCCTTTGCCTGCGCGTTGGTCTTTTCCTCCACGCTTTCCGTGAGCTGCAAAACGCCCCATTCGTTGATGTGGCTGCTGTCTTTGGCAATGTAAATGCTGCGCTTGCCGGCGTCGCTGTCCTCATGCACCACCTTGATCTGGTTATAGGTGCTGTCGTCAATGGTGCTTTTGTAGTCGTAGTTTTCCAGCACCTCGCTGTCCAGCAGAAAATCCAGTTTCATGCTTTCAATGTTGCGCAGGGTCAGTTTGCCCACGTCGTCGTACAGCACGTAAAGCTGTTTTTTCGCGGTCAGCGTTTCGTCCAGCGCATTCTGGATAATGTCAAACAGGGTGGTGTCGTCCTCGGTGCGGGAGCCGATCTTATACCCCGTGTCCTCCAGCGTCCCGGTGTTCAGCTTGAAGTCTGCCGCGATCATCTGGATCACTTCCGTGGCGGTCTTGTTTTCGTACACGTAAGTGTCCTTGTTTTTCAGGTAGCGGAGCTGATCATAGGCGGTTACGTCAATGGTCTGTTCTTTGGTGCGCTTTTTGGTGAACACAAAGCCGTAAAACACATCGGTGCCGTCCACGGTCAGCTTGACGGGATCGCCCTCGGCAAAGTTCAGCGTTTCGTCTTTCACCACCGTAAACGTCAGCTTGCCGGGTGATCCCTGCCGTTCCAGCTGCCACTCGATACCCTCCGATACGGCGGGATATTGCAGGGTGTTGCCGTGCTGGATCAAAAGGTCAATTTTCATGGTATCGTCAACACCTGCCCCGGATAGATCAGGTTGGGGTTGCTGATCTTGTCTTTGTTCGCGTTAAAAATCTGCGTGTATTTCGCCCCGTTGCCGTAGTACTTTTTGGCAATGTTCCAGAGGCAATCGCCGCTTTTCACGGTGTAGGTTTTCGCCTTGTTTTCCTTTTTCGGCGCGTTGTCCGTTTCGCGCGGCTTTTCCACCACGGCAACCGTAGGCTCCACCAGCTTAACCGTTTTCGTGCCGAACGCCTTATACTGCTTGAGGGTCAGCGACACGGTAACGTCCGGGCCATTGCTGGCGTCCTCCACAATGTTGTAGCTTTCCAGGCTTACCCGCAGGTTTGTGTCGTACAGCCTGCCGCCCGCAGGGGCGTACCGGGACAGGATAAACTGCCCCGGCGTTTTCCCTGCGATCATGCGTTCAAAGGCAGACAGGTAATAGTCGGGCGGCTGGTAGCCGCTGGGGTAGCTTGCAAAGTGGTAGGCTTGCAGCATAGGCAGCAGCACCTCAACCGTAATTTCCGTAAGGCCGGGGGATCGCAGAAAATTGATCTCCCCGTCATTTACCAGGTTCAGCGTCTTGTTTTGCCCTTTGATTTTAACGGTCAGTTTGCTGGGGGTGACGGGCATCTGCACCCCGTTCAAATACATGGTATATGCCATTTATGGATGCACCCCCTCTCCGGCAACGTCCAGCGCCTCGGTTACGCCGGTAACAAAGCGGTCGATCACGCCGTCAACGTCCATGTCGTTTTCAAAACGGTTATTCATTCCCGTCATGTCAATGTGCAGTTCTGCGGTCGTAAAGCGGTTGATCGCCTCGCGTTCTGCAATATCGCGCATATACGCCACATCCTCGCTCATGTTTTTCAGGGACGCCGCCGTGCTGCCGGTGTTGTCGTTGATACCGTCCAGCGCGGGCTGGTAGCCGCTCATATCCACGGAGTTGGGATCAAAGCCCGTGGTCAGGCTGGACGGGTCAAAACTGAACATATCGCCAATACTTGCCTCCAAACCGGCGCCGGCGTTATAGCCTAAATCCCAGGCGGCGCCGTATTCAAAGCGATCCAGTTTGAGGTCGTCGGCGTTCAGTTTTGCCATGACCTCCTCGCCCTGTCCGAACGTGTCATCTACCCAGCCGCCCAGGCTGTCGCGCCAGCCCTGCACCGCGCCCGCAAGGTTGGAGCCGAAAATAGCATCGATTGCGGATGCAAGGGCTTGCAGAATGCCCAGCACCGTGTCTGCCAGCCCGAAGAACAGGCGGCAGACCGCGCCGATAGGGTCTACAAACACGTTGCCGATGAAGTTTGCAACCTCTGCCACAAGGTTGTAGATCAGCACGAACACGTCAACCACAAGGTTGTATGCGGCAATCAGGATATTGCCGATAAAGGCAAGGGCAACCATGAACGCGCCCGCTATAATGCCGGTTGCGCTCAACGTGCTGCCGGTCAGGTGGTTAATAGCCGCCACAACCCCGTAGATCGCCGCGATAACGGCAATAATGATGAGGAGTATCCAGACAATAGGGCAGGCGTAAAGGGCGGCGTTCAGCCCCACCTGCGCCCCTGTGGCGGTGGTCGTAGCCGCTGCCTCTGCAATGCTTGCGCCGGCCTTAAAGGCAGACCTCGCGGCGGCAACGGCTTGCAGCCCATTGCTGATCGCGGTCACGGTGTTGTACACCGCTACAGCCCCGTGTATCAGCACATACGCCGCCGCAACGCCCAGCAGCAGGGGCATGATCCATTCCAGGTTTTCCCCCGTCCAGACAAGCCCGGATACGATGAGGTCAATGACGGGGATGGCAATCTGGGCAATACCGCTGATTGCCCCTGTGATTTCGTTGATCGCAGTCAAAACGCGCGGATCGTTCGCCAGCTGCCCTATGTAGTTATACAGGGGCTGTAGCGCGATCAGCGCGTTGTTTTTCATCATTGTCCAGTTTTGTGACCAGGTGCGCGGCATCTGGGCAAACCGCGCCTCTATTTCGTCCGCAGACGAAAAGAGGGCGGCTTTGATAACGTCCGAAGTCAAAAGCCCCTCGGCCGCCCAGTCTTTCATGCTGCCGGTTGCGCCCCGCACGTTGCGCATATAGTCCTCAATGCTGTTTGCCAGCAGCGGGGCGTTTTCAATGATGGATCGGTATTCGTCCCCTTGCAGCTTGCCCGCCGCCATAGCCTGCGTGAGCTGGTACATTGCGCTGGACTGTTCCGTAGCAGACGCGCCTGCAATGATAAAGTTCTGGTTCATAAGCTGGGCAAAACGGATCATTTCATCGTTGCCGGTGAATGCGTCCCCGGCAGTCAACCCCAGCTTGCCCACCGTGTCCATAACGTCCAGGTACGCGCCCCGGCTTGCCTGCGCGGAGGCAAATATCTTTTGTTGCAGGCTTTCCACGCTGTTCTGGTCGTCCACGATGAGGGACAGGCGGGCGGTGGCACCCGCCATCTGGTCGGACGTGCCGATCAGGTTGCGGACGCCGGACGCCGCCGCAAGGGTAGCCACAACGCCCTTGACCTTGCTCAACATACCGTCAAGCGAGCTATTGCCGGCCTGCACCGCGCGGTTGTAGCCGCGCTGGGCGTTTTCCGCGTCCCTGCTGTTTCGTTCCATCTGTTCAATGGTGTTGTTCGCAGACAGCAGCTCTACGCGCGCCTCCGCGATTGCGGAAACGTCCATTGCCGATCCGCTTGCCGTCCGCATTTCTTCAAAACTGCGCAGGCAGGTGTCCAGGGCGGCGGTCACGTTGCGCAATACCGCGCTCATGCCGTCATTCAGCCGCAACTGGGACTGTATGGTTGCCATAGCTTTGCGCCTCCTTTCTGGGTATAATAAAACCGCCCTCCGTGTCTGGAGGACGGTCAGCGTTTTCAATTTTAGGGTTTCAAAGCCCTGCGGATTGCCGCGCTTTGCTTTTGTATGTAGGTGATCCAGCGCGGGATCGCCGCCACACATTCCTCAAACGTGGGGCTTTCCATGTCTTTGACGGTGTACAGCCCCCGGAGGTACTGCATGGCATACAGCTGCCCGCCCTCGCGGCGTTCGACTTCATAGCCTTGCCGGCCGGCAGCGTATGCCTCTGCGGCGTCTTTTGTATCGAATACACGGCTTGCCCGTGCGGCGCCGGCGCGTTTTACCGCCCACTTGTCGGGCAGGACGCGCAGGCAGATTTTGCCCACGTAAAGACCTGCACCGTAGTACACGTTAAAGCCGCCCCACGCCATGCGTTCAAGCATAATGCTCTGGGGCATCAATCCCGCCGCAAGCAGTTGCTGCCCCAGAGCATCGGCAAAGAGCCGTTCCTGTTCCTGCACTTCAAAAGCGTATCCGTTGGCGCGTATGTTCTGGATGACAACCTCGCCAGCGGACGGTGCGGGCGGTTTTCGTTTCTTGCGCCAGAACATTACAGCGTGTACGATGCGGGCGCGGCGGGCTGGATCAGTGCCACAAGCCCCTTAACGCCCTTGTAATCCTGCGTGACAAACCAGAAAACAAGTTCCTTTTCTGCGCCGTCCTGCGCCGTGTAAACGATCCGCAGCGTCCAGCGGGGCAGTTTGACCTGCGCTGCGTCCACGCCCTTGTGCAGCCGCATATAGTCTGCCTCCGGCATAATTTCCGCCGTCTTGATGCGTTCAAGCGGCAGCGCAGCCTGCACAACCGGGTTAATGCGCGATATGATTAAATCCGTGATGTCAGCACGGAAAGTACAAGGTGTGTTTGCGGTAAACCCTTGCAGTTCGCCGTCATAAAACATAGCCCTTGCGGTATCTTTGCTTTTCTTGCTGAAAATTCCCATCAGAGCCGCCTCCATTCGCAAAAGAAAAAAAGGTAAACACTTAAAATTATACCCCCCCTATTTGTCAAGGCTTAAAAAGTGAACATTTTGTTAATTTTGCCGTGACGGGCGGGCAGAGCCGCAGACACGCGCCGGTCGCGGTTTCGCTTGCGGCGCGCGTCAGCCTTTTGCCTTTTTCGCGGCTTTCTTCTCTGCCTCGATGCGCAGGTCAACGGCGGCAATGATAAACGCCTGCTCCTCTGGGGAAAAGGCAAGGAAAACGGACGGCGCCCAGTGGAATTTGTGCAGGCAGTAATAGGCGTAATACGCCTCCGGGTCGCCGCCCTCTATCAGTTTTTTGCCTCGTCAACCAGTTCCTGCACATTCTGAAAACCGTTGACCTCCAGCACCTTTGCGCTGTAGTCCTCAAACTCGCCGGGGGTCAGCATGGTGGTGATCAGCTTTTCGGCGCCCATCGCCTTGTAGCTGTCCTGCAAAGTGGCGTCATTCAGATCAGGGAACACGGTGCAGCGCACCGCGATCTTTGTCTGATAGGCGTTGCCGTCAAACTCCTGCGTAAACTGCCCCTTGCGCCCGCCGGGGGCGGGGATGGTTTTCATGCAGGATTTTCTGATCTGCGCGTTTTCACTTGCGGAAATAGCGCAGATCTCCCACAGCATAGGCTCCCCGGTTTCGGGGTCTTTGAAACGGGTAGACGCGGGATAAAATGCGTTTTCCACCTTTTCCGCAGCGTCAGCCATAAATGCACTAAGCGATCTTGCCATTGTTCTTTTCCTCCTTTATGGGTGTTGGTTGGTGTTAGTTCATACCGGGCAGCAGCGCGAACACTTCCGGCAGGTCGAAGTCCTCAAAGGTGCCCTCGATGTCCTCCTCCAGTGTGTCCTCGCTTGCGTCAAATTTTGCCAGAATGCCGCCTTTGATAAGGCACTGGTAAAAGATCGCCGTCTGCCTGCCCGCCGCGCTGGCGGGGTCATCGTTTGCGATCTGCATATCGAATGCGGGCAGCTTGCCGGTGTTCTTATACTGGAGCATCATCTGGCGCAGCACGGACTGGTTGTAATGCGCCGTGCCGGAAAAGGTGCCTTTCCAGCCGGTGGAGCGGTTGCCCTTGCCAGTCTTGCCCAGGATAGGCAGCTCTTTGGAGGTGATGTCCATTTTCACCTCCATTTTGTAAATCTGCATGAAGTTATAACGCCGGCCGTCCTCGGTAGTCAGAAAGCACTCTGCCATCGATCCCTGCAATGCGTCCAGCGCGTTCATTACAGCGTTTGCCATAAGTCGATCCCTCCCTTACATGATAATGACGCTCATATACAGCTGCGCCATAGCGTTTACGATGTTCAGGTTTTGCAGGGTAGCGACAACCGCCTTTTTGGTGTCGCCCTGTTCCACGGTCAGGGTGGACGTGTCGAAGTCCTCCACAGCGCGGAGGCGTTCCAGTTCCTGAATGAGCTTGCAGATGTCAGCCCACAGGCTCATGCGCCCGCTGGCGTCGTTCGGCACAACACCCAGGTAGCGGGTGTTGAACAACACCGCCGTGTCGTTTGCGATCTGGTCGCAGACGCGGATAGTCTGGTTTGCCTGGAACACCTCGCCCTTTGTGTCGGTCAGGGTCAGCAGCGTGTTGATGTCGTCCAGAATGCGTACCACGCCGTTGGCGTTGTGCAAAATCAGCTTGCCGCCCTTGATTGCGTCCTCCAGCTGTTTCTGGGTGTAGTCCGTGTTTACGGTCAGTTCGCCGTCATACTGCTTATTGGTGCAGGAACGGTTGACCTCGCAGCCAGCCTCCGCACCGGTCATCCAGTAGACCAGCCCAAAGGCGCCCATGCCCAGAACGCTGTCCGGGTAGCCGCTGACATCGTTTTCTACGGAAATAACGCCCTCGTAGTCGGCGTTGGGAATTTTATGCCCCACAAGCTGGAATTTCGCGCCCACCTCATCGCGCATACGTTTTGTGTACTGCACAAACAGCCCTTTGGTGGTTTCGTCGTCCGTAGGGCAGCCCAGCGTGTTAAAGCTGTACGCCTCGAACGCATCCAGCGCAGCCTGCCACGCCGTGCCGCTGATCGTGCCGTCGCCGCCGCCCGTGAAGTTTACGCCGGCCGTGACTTCAAGGGTCGCATCCGGGTTGAACGTGGCAAAGTTGGAATTGACCAGATCGGCCGCAGTAGCAACGCCGATCTGCTCGTCCACCAGCGCGTCCCCCATGTAGATTTTCACGTCAAACGCGCTGGGGGTGTCCACGTTTGCGCTGATAACCAGCCTCATGGCGTTGCCCCTGCTGCCGCCGTACTTTGCCGTGGCAAAAGTCGCACTGTCCAGCTGGGCAACGGCTTTTGTGGTGGTGCCAGTCAGGCGGTACAGGTACGCGGTTTTGGCGTACAGGAAAAGCTCGCGCAGCGGGAGCATGGCATCGTCCATATAGGAATAGCCGAAAATATCCATGCTGTTCTTTTGCAGGTCGCCGTTTGTAACTTCAAACACCGTACCCTCCGGGCCCCATGCCAGCGGCAGGGGAATAGCGGCAACGCCGCGATCCGACAGGGTAGCGGATGCTTTAGATACGCTGGTAAAATTGATATACGCACCGGGCAAAACCTTGTTCTGGGTCAGCCAGGTGCCGCCGCCGTATGCCATATTTACATCTCCTTTTCATCGTAGTCTTTGATCAGCTTGTCTACGCCTTTAATGGTGTAGGTCTTTCCGTCCACCAGCAGGGCGCCGATCAAGTCCCGCCTGTGGGCGTAACGGTGGGAGGTCAAAAGCTGCTGTTTGCTGTATTCCGGCTCTGCCGCAGCGGCAGCGGCCTGTTTGACCTCATCCGGGGTTTTGGTTGCCATTGCTTAACGTCCCTCCTCCTGAAAATCCAAAGTTTCCATTGTGATCTGCTCGTTCGGGCGGATCACGTTGTGGTTGTAACTGACAAGGAAGTGCAGCACAAAGTCCTCAATGCTCCACGTCATGCCACTGCCGTGCAGAATATCCCCGCCCGGTGTGGTGATGGTGTCCAGCACCGTGCAAAGGTTATCTGCCACGGCGGCGCACTCGGCGTTGCTGTTATCCGAAAAATACAGTACGTCAAACTGCGGCGTTCGGTGGAAACGGTGGGGGTTCAGCTGTGACTGCCCCGCGTTCGTCAGGTTTACAAGGATTGCGCCGGGGCGTATGCCCTGCGGCGCATCCTCGTCGTCGATCACTGCGTCCGGGTATTCCGTCCGCAGCTTTAAGGTTAAGGCGTCGATGATCGCCTGTGTGTCAATTTGTGCCATTGAACACCTCCCGTAAAAATGCGTCCAGCCGTTTCTCAAGCAGTCCCGGCGCGATGGTCTGCAAGTCCTTTTCCGACAGGGTAAGCATATATTTCCCCGGCACCCAGCCGCGTTTGAGCCGTTTTCCGATCTGCGGCACATACCGCCCAGGTTTCTGCCGGTGTCCAAACTCTACGTAGCTGGCGTATTTGACCGGGTTTATTACGGTGATCTGGTACACGCCGCCCGCCTTTGTGACAGGCAGCGTCTGGGCGTAGGCTTTGGCGGTCATGCCCCCTCCGGGCTTTGCCGCAGCCTCCTCGTTCTTTGCCGTCCAGCCGCGCCGCAAAGTGCCGCCCATGTAGCCAGACCAGTATTGTTGCAGGATCGCGCCCTCACGCGACAAAAAGGATCGCGTCCTCAATCTGCCCTGCGCGTCCCGCAGTTTCGTTTTAACGGTTGCTTTTGCCTCTTTGCCGCCCAGCTGTTCAAGGGTTGGCTTGCGCCCCACGGGTGTGCGCGGTATGACAAGGGCAAGCAGCCGCCCCGCAAGTTCGCGGGACACGTCCGTACAAAACTTGTCCATGTCCGCGCCTTGCAGTTTTGCGAGGTTTTCCCGCAGCCGTTCCAGTTGCCGGTAGTCGGCGCTGCCCCATGTAGCCATATCACGCCCACCTTTCAAACAGTTCCAGCGGCACCTCTTTGTGGTTGGAATACACCGCCGCCTCGCCGCTCTGGACGTATTCGCCCGTCACGCCGTTCTGCGTGACGGTCAGCTTGCTGCCGGCCGGCAGCGGCACGGCGGGATCAAGAAACAGCTTGACGGACTGCGTGACCTTTGCCGCGCTGCTTTCGTCCTGTGTTTCCGACAGGGTTTCAAATGACAGGCGGCACGGCACAGCCTCCGCAACCGCCTCCACAGCCCACACGGTGCGCCCTGTGGCAGGATCGGGGGTGGGGGAGGGTACACGGACGTACACCGTACAAACGCCCGTCCAGAGGCTTTGCAGTGCCTTACGATATGCGTTCACCATTTCATCCTCCTGTATGCCGCCAGTTCGTCCTGCGGCGGGTTGATCATGCGCGCCAGCAGCGCGTCAAAACGTGCCTCCGGCGTGACCGCCCCATCGCTGGCGCCGGCAAAAGTTACGGACGTGTCGCCCTCGCTGATAGACTTTGCAGGCGCGGAAAAGTCAAAGCCCTCGCCCAGCTTTCCCGCAGCCTTGCAGTCGTAAAGGAACAGCCCCGCCGCCATATCCACCCACACACCGAAAAGTCCCTCCGGCACTTCCGGCAGGTTGGTGTTGTTCTTGATATACCGCTCCGCGCGGCTGATCTGATACTGCACGGCGGGCTGGTCTGCGTCTGTGACCTCGTACCCCAGCATGGCCAGGCGGATCACAACATCGTCATAAACAGCCATATTGCGCCCTCCTTTCACGCCCATGCCGCTTTACTGCCCCTGCGCCTGTTTCTTTTTGGCAGGGGGCTTTTCAGTTTCCCCGGCGCTGCTGACAAGCCGCTTGAGCAGGTCTTTTTCAGCCTGCGCCAGTTTGTCGGTGTTGTCCACAAGCGCGGTTTGGTCGGCGGTCAGCGCGTTATACGATACGCGCGCGCCCACCACGCTTACAGCGTCCGGGTTTTCGGTATCGATGGCGGCAATCAACTTGCTGGCGGCGCCTGCGGCGGCTCTGTCGGCTTTTTCCTTTGCCGCTTGTTTTTTCTGCGCCTCCTTGTCAGCGATAGCCGCCTCCCGCGCCCGCTGTTCGCGGACGCGGTTAAAAGCGGAAAGTCCCATAATCCTTACCTCCCGTTAAGCCCCGGCGTTAGGCGCAATTCTGTGCTTGAGCAGCGCAAGACCGATGGCCTTGTCCTCATACACCTTTGCCCAGTTGGCGGCAGTCGCAAGCTCCGCGTTGGTAGGCGTTGCGCCGGTCACGGTGGTATTGGTAAACTTCACGCCGAACGGGTGCAGCACAAAGGCGCGGCGGTTGATCAGGATGTCGTCCGAGGCAAGGCTGTCGCGGTCGGTTTCCACAGGGGTAAGATCAACCGGTACGCCGTCGCCGCGTCCAAAGCTGCCCGCGCCGAAAAGATAGGTGCTGTACACGCCATCGCTGACCGGGCATCCATCGTCCACAATAACGCGGTAGCCAAGATAAGTGGGGAAGTCCACCTCGCCCCTCGCGTTAGGGATAAAAGCGATCAGGTTCTGTTTCTGGAGGGTGGTGTACACCGCGCTGTGCATAGCGATAGCGGTAAACTGATCCGCCGCGTCGCCAAGCAGCTGCTTTGTGTCAAGGATCGCGTTGCCGCTGATAACGGCCGCGTCCCCGGTGCCCGCGCTGATGTCGTTCACATGGGTGGTTGCCAGCGCGGAGCCGAAAATACCGTTAAGGATAGAGATCAACACCGCCTGCTCCTTGCGCGCCCACCAACCGGCAACCTGTGCGCCGATAGCCGCCATAGGGGAGCTGCCAGCAAGGGCGCCGGCAAGCTCGTTTGCGCTCCACGCCTTGCCGCGAATAAGCAGGGCGGCAACGTCCTGCGATGCGGTGATCTTTGCCGGGGTCAGCGCGGCGCTGTCGGACAGCACCTCATCGTCCCCGGTAATCGGCGCCCAGAACGGCATATTGATCAGCTTGCCGCCCTGGGTTACAAGGTCGTCCAGCTTGTCGTTCTGCACCGCGATGCCGCTCTGGATCAGCGCAGACAGTTCTTTGGTCTGCTTAATGACGTAAGCCGCGAAAATCTCCGGCACGATCACATCAGCAATACTGGTTTTTGCCATAGTAAATTACCTCACTTTCAAGTTATACGAATTTTACGCCGGCCTGTCTTGCAAGCGCACGGGCCGCGTCCGGGTTTTCGCGGAACAGCTTGCCCTGCGCCTCAAGGTCAAAAGTCTTTGCGGCAAAGGGGTTGACCTCGCCCCCATACCCGGCGCCATCGCCGGCCTCGCCGGGTTTCATGCCCTTAATTACCGCGCCTTTGGTGTTGTCGAACAGGAAAGACGTGCTTTCACCTTTGGCAAGGGTTTCAATTTCTGCCGCCAGCCCCTTTACGGAGCCGTCCTCGCCCACTTTGGCGTCTTTCAGGAACGCCGCAAGCAGCGCCTTTACGGCAATGTTGTTGCGCGCCCCGCTTTCGGTGAGCGCCTTATCCACGGCCGCGTCCAGCCGGATACGGGCAACCTCTGCCTCGTGTGCCTGTCTATCTTTTCTGTTCTGTTCCTGCAAGGCGGCGATCTGCGCGGTCAGCTCATCCGCCGTGCCGGTGGCCTTTTTCAGTTCTTCCAGCTGGGTGTCACGGGTTTTCAAATCGTCCTCCAGCTTTTTCTGCTGGGTCTTGACTGCGTTAAAATCGGCTTTGGAAACAAAGCCCTTGCCAATTTCCTGCGCGATCTTGCTTTCGATGTCCTCCGTGTACCCATCGCCTAAGATTGTTTTCAGCCATTCCAGTGCCATAATGTCCTCCTTTTCTGCCGCTGTCCTTTTTTCGCTGGCCAGTCCCAGCACTGCGGCGCACTTGCTTGTATTCCGCTGTGCCTACGGTATTTTGGGTATGAAAAAGCACCGCGCCGCATAGGGCGTGGTGCCTGATCAACAATAGTGTTATTCTGTTACAACCTTGCCTGCGTTCAGCAGTTCCAGGTTTTCCAGCGGCGGGATGGTAAGCCAGCCCACCTCGCCGGTTTCCTTGTTCACCGTTACTGTAGGAATACCGGGGAGCGGGGGATCGCCGCTGTCAAAAGAAAACGCCCAGCGGTCGCCGATGTCCAGAATTTCCGCAATCGGGTATTCACTGTATGTATCTGCGGCAAGTTTCTTTGCCTGTGCAACTGTTATCATGGTTGTTTCACCTCCATTGTTGCCTGCAAAATGCTTTCGTCTGCGGTAATGTCCAGGTTATCCATACGCAGATAACCAAACTGTCCGGGGCGCCCCAGCGCAAAGTAGCCGGACGCATCCAGGTTGCCGGGCTGCGGGTCGATATAACGCACCACGCCGCCCTGCTTTTCAGCAACAAAGACGTGCGCGCCCCTGTTGCGCCCTTTCCAGGCAACGTATATGCCGTACCGCGCGCCGTCCGGGGCGTTTTTCAGTTCGCGTTTTACCGCCGCCTCCGTCTGGTTCATCGTGTAGGAAACAGGATTGCCCGCGCTGTCTGCAAAAGGCTCCGATCCCCACAAAACCGTATTGTTGGCGGCCGGTTTCGGCTTTGCGATCACGTCATAGCCGCGCCTGCGCATTTCGTAGGTCGGTACGCACCGCTGGCAATTCACGTAGTACGGGGCGCCGCCCGTGGTGTAATTCGGGTTTGCGCCCTGTACGGCCGTTTGCAGGTCGAGGGGTGTTCCTTTCTTTGCCCCTGTGGCGCGTTCCACTATATCCGTTATTGTAACAGGATTTTGTGAATTATTCAACGCGCCGCCGTTTTGTGCAGCGGGTGCAGTCTGCACCGCCTGCGCCATCCAGCTTTTATATGTCGTATCGCGCGGCACGTAAAACGTCTGGTTGTTCCCGTCCCTTGCTGCGCGGGCACCGAGGTTTTGCATATCCTCGTACCACGGCGCGGTGCAGCAGCGGCACCACGGGTGAAACGGCGGGGCGGTCAGCCCCTCCTCGTATTCGCTCATTTTGAACACTTTGCCGTCCATATCGCCGCAGACGTCGCAGGTGTCCTTGTCCAGGGTAGCGACAACCACATATCGCTCCACGCCCAGCGTGTTGAAACAGTCCTTTTGCGCAGCGGAGGAAAAGTATGCGCTTTCCGTCATAACCAGCCGGCCCGCCTTGCTTTTGGACACGTTCATGTCATGGGCAAGGGTGTCTATGGTTTTCCGTGCGCTTTCGCCGCGTATGATCATCTGGGTCAGGTGCTGGTTGACGCTGTTTAATAGCGCGGTCTTATTTGTCCATACCCGATCCCGGAATGTCTGCCCGTCCGTCGTCCACGGTCGGGACAGCACTTTGGCAATCGCGTCCTCGTTCAGTGCGTGGAGAGTCCAGCCCACGCCTACGCCGCGCTGGATTTCAAAGGCGGTCTTGTAATACCCCTCGGTATATATGCGCCTTGCAAGCGCGTCTATGCCGTCCAGCTGCCCGCCCGCAAGCCGTTCAACCTGCTGTTGCAGTTCCAGTTTCAGGGCGTCAAGGCGGGATATATGCACCTTTGCGGATGCGTTTTCCAGCTGCCTGATCCATTGCCCGGACAGCTCATTGTCCTGGGCGTACTGGATATATTCCTCAACCGTCCAGTGAAACTCTTGCAATTCGTCAGCCGTCAGCCACTTACGCGCCTGGATGTAGGTGATGCCGTTGTTATCGGCAAAACGCTGATACCACGCGGCGGTTTCCTTTTCGATCTGGGCAATGGCACGGTCAAACTGCTTTTCAAGGTTCTGCACGTAGTCAAAGCCCTGATCGGCAAGCGCCTCCTCCAGCAGTTTCATGCGCCGCGCCCAGTATTCTGCGTTATTCGTCGCCATCCGGTTCACCGCCCTCCGTGCCGGCGCCGGTTACAGCCGTGCGGTTGTTCACAAAGGCGGCGCGGTAGGGATCAGCGGCAACGGCGTCCTGTTCCTCCTGCTTTAACCGTTCCAGTTCTTTCTGCGGATCGTCTACCCACGGATGCGCCTTAACAACCGTTTCTTTGGACAGGATGCCCTCCGATTTCACGCAGTTGTCAATGGCCTCGCTTTCGTTGATCAAAATATCGCGGTCAAAGATAACGGACACGTCCTCCGTGTCAAACACGCCCGCGCCCGTGTTGGCAAGATACTGGTTGACAAACCACAAAAGCTCCTCAAACGCCGCCTGAAATTCCGTTTCCATTTCGTTGGCGTCCAGGTCAATGTCGCTGTACATACTTTGGATATTCAGCTGGTTGGGGGAGCCGTTCAGCCGTTCGTCCTTTGCGTCAAACCCGCGCGCGTTTTCAATGATCGCGTTTTTCAGCAGGTCAAGTACGGTTTTGAAGTTTTCCGCGTTGACAGCGATTTCCAGCGTTTCCACGCTGCCGTCCCTGCCGTCATAGCTGCGCACCTTAATGGCGCCGTAGGTGGCAAGGTTGCGCCGAAACTCGCCTAAATCCTCGCCATCATAGTTGTGGATTACCAGCACCGTGTTGCGCACGTCCTCCTCCATGCTGTTTACAAAGTTGGACAGCATAAGGTTTAGCGCGTCCTGTAAGCACTTCACGCGGCGCAGGAGGGGCGTTTCGCGGTGGTTTGCCTTAAAGCATACCAGCGGCATACGCTCCCAGTTGTAGGGCTTTTCTTTGCCGTCTACCACCACAACCGCATGGCTGGTGGGCGGCGCGTCCGGGTCGGGGGACAGGATACCGTCCTCCCACACAAAACGGTCAATGCCGCCGCCGTGGAACACCTCCACCTTGTTGACCACCTGCGCCTCGCCGGTGGCATCGTAGACGGTCACGGGATAAAGCCGTACGGCGCAGTCCAGATCGGTGTGTTCGTTGTCTGCCCAGAACGGCAGCACCTCGTAGGCGGGGAAGTGGGTAAACGCCAGCTTGCCCTGCTGGTCGTAGTAGGGATATACCCACGCTTTGCCGCCTGTGTAGGCGTTTTCTCCCACAATGCGGATCATGCGCTTTACCTTGCGGGTAAACACGCTTGAAAGCGCCTCGCCGTAGGCGTCGCTTTCGGTGTCGAATGAAAATGGCTTGCCCAGCAGGTAGTTTGTTTTCTGATCCACCATTTTGGCAAACTGGTTATCAATCAAACGGTTGTTTGGCAGATGCTCCACAGCCTTGAGCTTGCCGTTTTCGTCAATGACGGTACGCTGGCGGCGCAGAATATCCTGCACGCCCTCGTAGTACGCCTCGCCTGCAATCTGGCGGG